ATTTCACCAGTAGCTGGAGAAAACAAACGTATCTTTCCATCCCACATACGATTACGAACCATAGGCATAAATTTTGCATTTGGTACTTCAAAGGTAAAGAAGTCTGCTAATTCTTGGCGTTGAGAAAGCGATAATTCTTCTAATATAAGATATACTTCATTTTTCTTAGATATATGCATTTTGTAGTGTTTTTGGTTCGCCGTAATAACCTTTCACTTGTATATTCCATGAAATACTTATTCGTTCTTTTTCTGTAGGTGGAACCCAATGTTGTAACCAAGATGGAAAAACATATCCCACATTCGTAATAGCTCGAAATTGCATCATAGAAGAATTGTATATGGTAGATTTTTTTCGTCTAGGAACTAATACACTTGATTGTGGTCTAGGATCAAAGAATTGTATAGGTGAAACTTCATCTCCAGCATCTAAATAAAATACACCAGAAAGAAAATTATTACTATGAGTATGGGGTGGATGATTTGCACCGTTTCTCATAACATTACCCCACATATTAGTTATATTAATTCCCTCATATTCAAGTTCCAATTTATCTAATACGTTTTTATTTACTTGAAATATATGATTTCTAAAAGTTTGAAAAAAAGAAGTTATATGGATATCATCTTCTGTCTGATAAAGACTTTCATTTTTCTTATTATGTTTGATATAATTCTTCATCTGTATCGAATCATATTTGTTAATTTTTAAAGAAAATTCATGTAATAATGTAGGAAATAATTCATGTGTTTTTACATTAGCCATGCTACTACACTCCATCTAATACCTTTTGTAATTTTTTTTGCTTCATGAGGATACATAAAGTTTGAAGGAAATATTATAGCAGAACCCTTTTCTGGTTTAAATTCTTTCTCTGCAACATAAAATTCACCACCTTCATAATCATCATTTAAATATAATAAAATAGATACTTGAGGATATCCATATTGTTGCCCATGGCTATGATGAATATTGTCAACGTGTTTAGACATAAATCCGCCTTCTGGATATCTGTTAATTCTAAAATCTGTAATATGCTGAACACTAAACAATGGAAATTCTTCAGAATATTTTTTTATAACCCATTCAAATGCTGCTTTTATTTCATCATAATATTGATTATTTTTTCTTACCCAATATTCATCCATTCGTACTCGTTCATTACTATTATTGATTTTACCTTTATTATTTGAGTAAGTTGAAGGTTTATAATTATAAGGATATTCTTTTATAGCCTCACATAAATCAAGAGGCACAGATTCTTTATAATACTTTATGTAATCATGTACTTTCATTATAAGTTTTCTAACATCCAATCTAAATATATATCTTCATTTAAAATTTCATAATTATTACAATTACCATAAGTTTTTACATGAGTATAGACTCTTTTAGGTGAATGTTTTTCTATCATGTTTTTCCAAAAACCAATAGGTTCTACTGTACAATGTGCATTTTCTCCACTTGGTAATACTGCAATAGCTGGTTGTGTGCATATTGCAAGAAATACAAATCTTTCTGCTCTAGAAAAAATATTGTAAAAAACTTCTGGTAATTGTTCTTTTGGTATATGTTCCATTACATCTGTAGAGTATACTCCATCAAATGGCCCATCTGGTAATACTTCATATTCTGGAACAGCTGGATCATATAGAGCAGGCATTATGCCTAATTCCTCATGATGTTTCCATTCTGTATATTGTAAACCTTTACCACAACCGTAATCTAAAAGTGTCTCTGCTTTAGTATCTTGCACCAAATCTTTTATATGATGTAACTGAGGTTTTAAATTATTGCCTGGATAATTAGTATCTTTTTCTGCATGGTATTTTTTATATTCTTCAACCCACCAATTCATATCATTCCTGCCTCAAATTTTTTCCATTCTGTAGCGTTACGAATATCCCATCCACGATTGTCGATAGATTTTATAACACCATCAATATATTTAATTATACTTTCGTAATATGCAATTTTACCTTGTACATTTAAGATATCTTCATCAGAGTTTATATACATCTGAAGATCAGTTTTTAATACTTTCAAATCGAAAGGTTTTGCTGCATATACCTTTGCATCAGCCTTACCACCATAATACTCCCATTTTTCACGGTACATTCTTTGATGGTTTGCTTTTGCCATAATAAGTAATTGGTCATACTTTGTTTTGTATTCCAGCCACTTCGGTTTAATGTTTTGATTTTTATAAGACTCTTGATCGAGTCTTTCTTGATCCATTATTGCAAGGTCATTTCTTGCTTCATTCTGTAATTCTTCTAACTTCATTATATACTTTCTTCAAAAGGTTGAGCAGAGTTTGATTACTCTTTATGTACTATATTGACCCTAGTGAGGCTTGCCGAATAGTCACTAGAATTTAAGTCTAAAGATTTGATATTTGTTAAAGTCTATCAAATCTCTGCTCGGTCTATTTATATCATGCAATAGTTTCAATTTCATAAATTTGGTATGAAAATGTAGCTTCTACAGTTAAATACTCTACATCAGTTGCTTGTTGATTATAATCTAATACACCTAAAGATACTGGATATATATTTCTAAAAAATACATTAACAACTGGATTATTTTTATTGGATAACAATATAAGTGTTGCATCAGAAAATAATGCATTAACGCCAGTTGCTGGTTGAACATCTCCTATATCAATACTATTTCCTTTTGTACTTTCTGGCATAGATGATTGATTTGCTCTAAAATCACTAAATTGTTTTCTAGTTTTTGGAAACCCAATTGCTGTCATCCACTCATGAAGAGAAATATAATTTTCAAGATATTCGTCTACAATAAAAGTAATTGTAAGATTATCATATGTAATCTTATCACCCATCATAGGAATATCTTTGTAGGGTGTTGGAAACAATGCATCACCAAGAGTTATTGATGGAACATTTGCAGCTACAGTAAAATACTCTACTTTTGGTAACTGATGTATACCAAATTTAAACTGAGTTGGACTTGCATAATCCAACTTATCTGGTTGTCTTGCGAGTGGTGATTGTGCTGTTGCCATGTTACTATTTATAATACACTAACAGCGCCATTCTTACGAATAAACCATTTTTCATTTGCTCAAAATATTTTGCTCTTGGATCATCATCAAACCATTTTGGAATTTCTTCGTTTCTTGGAAATGGATGCATTACTATAGCATCTTTTGGTATATGTTTAATATGCTCTTTTCTCATTGAATAACTACCCTCACTACCTCTTTCTTTTTGTACTCTAGTTAAATAATATACATTACTAGTAGGCCATATACTTTTATCGAATGTATCAGCATAATTTTTATTACAATTTTTTAAAGCTTTATCTAAACTATGAACAGTTCTTCCATTTTCAATATCTCCAACAAATGTAATTGTCAAATCTTCTATCCTACCAAATTTTTCCCATATAGTATATAAATCTAATAAAGTTTGTGTTGGATGTTCACCATTACCATCACCAGCATTTATAATTGGTACACTACTTACATTTGCAGCTTTTTGTGCATCTCCAATATTTTTACTCCTTAATACAATAACATCACTATAGTTTCCCATAGTGATTACTGTATCTTCTAGATTTTCTCCCTTTGCAACACTACTATATGTAACATCATTGATAGATATAACATCGCCGCCAAGTTTTGACATGGCGGCGTGAAAAGAAGAACTGGTTCTGGTAGATGGCTCATAAAATAAATTTGAAAGAATCTTACCCCTTAATTTTTTTCGGTACTTACTAGGATTTTTCTTAATCTCTTCAGTACGTTCAAAAATCTTTTGGACTTGGGTATAGTCAAGATCATCAATACTTACTAAATGCATTTGTTCTATTTAGTAAAAAAAAGAGGGTGCCGAAGCACCCTCTAAGTTTGTAGTCAAGTTTCTTATTATTACATAAGATTTGTAACTTTAACTCTACGATACCAAGCGTTGGTGTTCGCATCCAAAGAAGCATCGGAGTTAACTGTGTCACCAGCAGCAACTGCACCAGAGGCAGCAAATGGGTTAGCAGCAAGACCATAACGTGTCTTAAATCCGATTTTTGGTTGGAAACTAGACTCACCAACTGCACGAACCATCTGTAATGGCACGTATGGGCAGTAGAAGAAACCAGCATCATAAGGCGATGTTCCTTTATAACCACAAACATAGTACTGAGAAGCAGCTACGTTAGCAGAATAAGGATCAACATATACCTTATAACGACCATTCATCACACCAGCAAATGTGGTGGAAGTATCATCTACATTAAGATTATTGTTAAGAGCAGGAGTATAATCTAGAACACCAGCCATTTGAAGTGCAGAAGCAACATCAGCAGAGCAAATGATCATGTTACCCTTACCACGGCGTGTCTGTTGACCAATCGCATTGGCATCACGTTCAATAGCGAACATAAGACCTTTGAATTTTTCAACCGACCAACGACCATTGGAGTCTGTGTCGAGATCGAAAATACCAGCAGTTGTTGTATTAACCTGAGCACCAGCAACAGCTGTTACATAGAGAGAACGAACAACTTCACGGTTAATTTCTGCGAGAATTTCAGAACTAAGAATATTAGCAAGTTCTGTTTCAGCATCAAGACCATGAATTGCTTTCAAGTCTTGTGCAAGTTCCATCGTGTACTCAGCTTTGAGGGCACGTGAAACAGCAGTAACCGTTGATTTTTCGATTGAGAACGCCATTTGAGCAAAAGCGTTAGTTGAACTGTCACCTAAAGCTTCTGCCTGAGCAGTAGTCATACCAGTTGCACTTACATAAGTACCAGCGGAAGGACTATCGTTAAGAACGGCAGGGTTAGTTTCTGTCGCACCAACATCACCACCACCGATTGTACCAGCAGCGTTCTGGTTAGAAATATCAGGCATCGACTCATCAACAAGAGCCTCAGCACCGTCCTGAGAGATAAATGAGGAGCGCATTGCAAAGATAAGACCAGTAGGCCCTGTCATTGGCTGGACACCACATACGTCATAAGCAATTAAGTTAGGCATTGCACGGCGTACTAAGGAAATTAAAATTGGATCCCAAGTATCCATTTGCCCACCAGACATTGCGTTAACTGGCGCAACCTCAGAAAGCATCTGAGCATCTTCTTTCAGAGCTTTTTCTTGGTTTTCAAGGATAAGAGTGGTAACGGCCCGCTTATAAGAATCCTCAATCTTTGGTAGATCGGGGTGTTCTAGGACTGGCTTCCACTTTTCCTGTAGATGTTCTGTCTGAAACATTTGTTTCTCCTTTTTATTATTATTACATCTATTTATATTATTATTATGTTATGCACTCGCCTTTTGATTACGACTGATAGCCGACATATACTTTTTCATAGTATCAGTCGCATCAACGTCCTGTGCGGTGCCACCATCTTCTTCATGATCAATAGTTCCATCGCTTGAATTTTGCACTCTTGGGAAATAATTTTCTTTCAGAGTGTTGAGTTTTTCACGGTAAGAATCTTCAGTTGAAAATTCTACATCTCTTGTCAAGTCTTTGAACTTTTCAAATTCTGTATCAGCCAAGTCATTGGAAACCTCTGCAATGACTTGTTCACGAACTAGTTCATTATTAGAACTTTTAAATTCTACATTTTTCTGAATTTCTTCGTTGAGTTTTTCTTCTAACTCAGCAATTTTTTCAGATTGTGCTTCCAGAACATCGTATTTTTCGTCTGGAACATCAATGTAGTGATCTTCAAACAACTGTTTCAGTCCAGAAATGAAATCTTCTGCAATCTCGCCTTTAAGTCCACGCTCGATTGCTAATTCATTTTCTTTAGTCCATTCGTCTACAACATAGTTGAGATAGTTATCTACCTTCTCAGTAAGTTCATCTTTGAAGGCATTTATTTCTTGGTCTTTTTCAGTCTGATATGCTTCCGAAAGTTTTTCTACTTCTGAACGCATTTTAGACTTAACTGCAGCTTCAAATACTGTAGCTGCCTTTTCTTTAAATTCTTCAGAAAGGTCTTCACCTTCCGTAAGAGCATCAACATCTTCTTTAACAGAAATATTCTTGATTTTCTCTTCGATTTCTGCTTTCGCATCTTCAAGAGCTTTCAATTCTTCTTCTGTCTTGGCATTTTCTGCTTCTTCTAGTTTAGAAGCATAACCAGCAAGCATTTCTTCAATGTCTGCTTTCTTCATCTTTGAAATAGCTTCGATATGTTGAGCTTTTGTCATTTTTGGAGCTTCTGCAAGTTCTTCTCCATCATGTTCAACCTCATCTCCAGCAGCTAATTTCTGAGGAGCATCTGATTTGCCAGCACTTTTTTGCTGTGCATCACCAGAAACTTCTTTGGATTTTTTATCTGCTACATCAGTAGGTGAACTTGCTTCATCACCTTTTACTACAGGTTTACCACCGTCTTGTCTTTCTCCGGCAACTGTTTCTGCTTTATCTGCTCCAGCAACATTAGCAGCAGGGTCTTTAGCTTTTGCTACTTTGTCCCCTGCATCTTTTTGTCCGCCAGGAGCTCCAAGGTCTTGAACAGCAGCAGTTTTTGCGTCAGCTTCTTCAAGTTCCGCAAGAACTTCTGATTCAAGTTCCTCAATAGTTTTATCTAATTCGGACATTGGGATATCTCCTTTTAAGTGTGTTAATATTTATAAATTATAACATTTTCATAAATTTAGCGAACTCTAATGCTTCGATATTCGCCTGTCTTTGACGTTGTTTTACATCAAATTTCTCTTTTAAATCCGCAACGTGTGCTTCAACTAACGATCCATGATTCCAAACCCACTCTTTTCCTTCCATAATACCTTCTACGAAAGCATTAGGAGCAGAAGGGTCTGCTACTATATCTGCCGCTGTTGCAAGATAAAAATCATCTCTAACATAATTGGCTCCATTTTTTTGATTCAAACTACCCATACCTCTAGAGGACACTCCTAGTTTTGCACCTTCATCCATTAAATTTTTAACTATTTTACCCATAGGTGTGTCCATAATTTTAGCTTCGCCAATAAAATTCTTACCATCAGGCGTCAAAGACGTTATCATATGAGAAACCCTTTCCAGATTGACCGTTGGCCCATCTGGATGACCTAATTCACCAAAAGCCCGATTTTCCTTAATAAAGTTGCGATTATATTTTGCAACTTCCTTCTCCAAAACTTCCATAGGATATACTCGACCATTACGGTTTTTAATATCCGCTTGCAAAAAAATTCCTTTTATTTTATAATTTTTTTCACCACCTTCTTTTTCTTCGGTGATGTACTCTACTTCTTCTACTGCTTCTGAAAATAATTTTACTGTGTTCATGTGATATTATCCCAACCAGATATCTTCCTCATACGCAATAAAATAGTTCCTACAGAAGTGCCATTAGTAATTGCCAAATCTCCCGTAGCACCAGAAGCATTGGTATTTGGAATCGATGGCATACCATCTCCAAACCCTATTTTACCACTACCACTTAAAGAAAGAGCAACTACATTTGTTGTTGCATCCCATTCTATATCAGTTTGTGCTGCTACAGACCATGCAACTCCTGTAATAGCCGTTCTTGGGTCTGTTGCAGCTCCTTCAGCATCTGATGCATCAAATATACTTGCTGAACTATTTGTACCTGTAGTAGTAATTTTTACAAAATATTCAAAATCACTATCAATAATTTCTTGTAATACAACGGCCATCGATAACTCCTATATTGATAACATTTCTTTCTCAAAATAATTCATAAGGTCTTTTTCCGACACTTTAAACTTTTTTGATACTTCTTTTATACTTTTTTCAAAACTATTTAGGAAATCTGAAGGTTTAGCATCCATTTTTTTAAAAATTTGGTCAACAGCATCCTTCATCTTCGGAGATAATTTCTTATACTGCCGAGATTTTCTATGCTCATCTTTCTCTACAATAGATTCGTAAAGATTTTCAAACCTCATCTGTTTCCTCTTGCGGTAAACTTCCAACAAAAGTTTTTGCATACTCCCTACGTTTTAGTTCAAGAGCATCCCCCACCTTTTGTGAAATTGAATCTTTAAATGCCTTATCTGCATCTATATTTGCGCCCATTGAAATTGCGTCTACAAATTCTTTACTCATTTATCTTTTCCTTTCAAACCATTTTTAGTAAGAAAACTTTTATCATCATCAAAATCAGTTTTCGGTTCATCTTTTGGCTCTTTTTCGCTACCCTCTGGTGGAACTTCACCTTTAAGTTTTGCAATATCATCTGGTGAAACAACACCACCAGCAGCATCTTGTGGATAACGTGTAATACCATCCCCACCATCTGGTATAGAAATACCGCCATCTTCTATATCTTGTTCTCTTTCTCTTCTGATTTGATCTTGCATCATATCAATTTCAGCATCATTCATACGTAAAACTTTCTTGAGAACATATTCTTTACTAAAGAATGTTCCAATATAAGACTGAATACTTTCTAAACTTTGTATTCTACTTTCAAGAAGTTCTGCGTCTTTTAGTTCTGCAAAATGGCCATCTTGCAAGAAGTCATATTGAATATGTTCTTGCATTTGTTCCCAATCTTCTAGAGCAATAATACCTTTTAATAGTAACTGTGTTCTAAGAAGATCGGTGAATAATGGAGTAAATTTTTTACGAATACGTTGAACAAACTTAGTGAACTTCAATTCATCTCTAGTAATTTCCGTAGTTCTTCCAAGAGAAAATCCTTGTTCAGCTTCCATCCTTGTTATTGGTACATTAAGTGAACGATATAATTTTCTTTGAAAATATGTTATATCATCAATTTCTCCAAGATTAGAACCGCCTGGCAATGTTGAAATCTCTGTTCCTCTACCACCTTCTCTACGTGGAAGCCAAAAATCTTCTAACATACTCATATGATTTCTATCGTCACGAATCTCTCCAGTAGTAGCATCGTAAACCAACTTATTACGATAACGATTCATAACATCTCTTAGATACTGTTCTGCTTTTATCTTAGGTAAATTACCAACATCAATGTAAAATATTCTGCGCTCTGGAGCACGAGAAATGCGATAAATGACCAATGCATCTTCAATCATCCTTAATTGGTTTACAGGCTTAATTGCTTTGTGTAGATAAGAGAGAACTTTTCCATTATTACCGTCAATTAAACCAGATGGTACATATGTTATAGAATCTTTTGAAATTTTAACACCTTCATTAGAAGCACCTAATGAACCTGCTCCTAAACCTTTTTCATTGTAAAGATAATATTCATTAACTTTTTGTATTAAATCTACACCAGTTTTAGGGTCTTTTTTCTTTTCTACTTCTCTTACTTTTTTAATTTTTGTAGCATCTATATATCTAACTTCAGTAATACCTTTTCTAGTATCTTTCGGATTAATAATTTTATGATAGTAGATTCTTCCATCTACATACCAACGCCTAAAAATATCATGACCTTTAATATCAAAATTAAGAAGTCTTAAAACCTCTGCAAATTCATTTCTAATTTTTCTTTTAATTTTATCTGAATAAGGTAATTGTTCTAAAACAATTTGAATAGGCATATCATCTTCATTAGAGACAATGCCCTCATTGACAATATCCTCTACTGCCGTATCACATTCTGGTTGTTGTGAAATATCACGATAGCGCCGAATTAATTCTACGTCTGATCGTTCTCTACCATCTGTATCAAGAATTTGACCAAAGAAACCACCACCAGCAACATCTATTGCCCCGTCATCGGGAGTCGGTGGAACAACTGATTTTGCCCCCGACTCCTTATTACGTTGTATTGTAAAGCCAAAAAGTTCAGCCATAATAACTCCTATTTTCTACTATTTAGTAGTCTAGAATTAGAAGTTTACGCCCGAAGCTTCAAAGTGTTGGTATCTCCAAGTTACCTCAAAAGTTTCAATTGCATCAGCAGTATCGTTAGTAAGTTCAACAGCACCTACAGAAGTAGGCCATGCACTTCTGAAAATATAACTTTTCAGAACTGTATCATCCCTGTCTAACTGTTCTACTGTTAAATCTGACTGATAATCTGCTGGTGCAATAACGCCTGTATTGTTTGCAAGGTCATTGATACCATTAGACCACAATTCCATTGCATTACGAACCATAAAATCAGTATCGTTCATAAAGGTTGTAGTCCAAGGGTCATCAAAAGTCCTATCTCCAGCAATATAGATATTTCTACCTCTAAATGGGATTGCAATTTCACCCAAAGTTTGAGCAGGAAGACTTGATGCAGTTACCAGAAAAGATGCTCTCCGAACATCTAATCCAATAGCAATACCAGGCGGAGGCGTAACTGTTACTCTATACTGATTAGCTCGAGCTCCACCACCTATTAAATTTGCTTTAAAATCGTCTATGTTTGCCATGATTAACCTCCTACCTCACTAAACGATACCCCTGTTCGTGT